TAGCCCCGAACAAAAAAGTTTCATAAAGTATCTGGAAAGTGTTAATTATGCGGTTATAGTTGCAACAGGCGCAGAAAATGCAAAGTTGCAAATAAGCGCCTTTTTTAACCAAATGAAAGAAAAGTAATGACCAAAGAAATCAAAGACAAATCCATGACTTTGCGATTGCCAGCCAGTATTGTTGCTGCACTGAAAGCCGAAGCAACTAAAAATACACGCACGATGGCAGCGCAAGTTTTGCACATCCTTAAATACAATCTGGGGAAATAAGATGTTCGATAAGATAAGAGAAATGTTCCAAACGCCGAGTGCAGACATATTGGCATTCCGTGAGTTAGAGCAAGCCCAACGCAGCCTGTTAGAAGCCCAAACCAGCCAAGAATACGCGAAGCGCATGGCTGAGTACCATAATGATCGCATCAAGCGTCTCACAGCATATTTACATCTTGGAGAAACCAAATGACCAAGCCCATCGACAAAACCAAGCTCACCATTGAGCAAAAAACGCGCACAATCTTGCGCGAGAATCGCCAAAGCCTGAGCCATGTATTGCCACCGTTAAGCGATAAGAACCCCAAACGATATATCAGCGGTGGCGCTGTATTAATGCCAAAACTAAAGGGTGCGGCGTTGCCAAACAAATCCAATATCTGGGATCGCACCACTTATCGCACTGGTGACGGTGAAGTGTTCCAGCAAATGCGACCGGGTGCTGACGACCATTTGAAATGCCTAAGCCGTGGGTTTCGGACATGATCACTTTATTATGTGTAGTGTTAATTGCTTTGGGTTTGTGTTTAGGCGCTGCCTATATCATGTACACGGTGTTTAAAGATGACCAAGACATATAAGCCAGAAACGTGCTGGGTTGGTGTTCAGCCAACTCCACACCCCAAAAATGTCATCAAAGTTGCAAAACCGATTGGCGCAGTGGGTAGAAGCATTATGGACACCGCCATTAAACATGGTCCAACTTCAGCTATTCTAATTGCTGAGTTTCTCAACTTGCCAGTTGATAGTGTTCGCAATCGTTTGGCGCTTGCAGCCAAGCAAGGAAAACTAAAACAAGAAGTGAAGTTGCATCCGAATGGGCGCAATCGCATTAATTATTATTCGGGAGTGCAATGATGGCAGCCTATAAACCCCAGACAATTTTGCAGCCAGTTACCCCATGGCCTGTGCAAGAAATTGCAAAGCCTTAGCAGTTGGTAGCGGCTTTGCCCATTTGCCACTAGGTGCTAGAAAAATCATTGAGTTTGCCATTGAGTTTGGCCCGTGTACTTATGACCACGTTGGTAAACGAACAGGCATGACTGGAATACACGCCGCAAGAACACTGAAAAGTGCTGCTGCACATGGTTACATCAAAGCAGTCACAAGAATGGTGACTACTGGCAACTATGTGCGACCTAATATTTATTACTCAGGAGTTCAATAATGACTAAAGACGAAGCACTGAATCTGGCGCTTGAGGCGCTGGAAGGTATTTATTATGGGACGGATACAGGCCCAAGGGTGCAATACGCATCCATCACCGCAATCAAAGAAGCCCTAGCGCAACCAGAGCAGGAACCGTTTACACAATGGCTCGTTTGCCCGAAATGTAGTTACAAAAGCCCTTATAGCCCGATCAAAGCAAAGACACTTGCAGAAGATGCGGAGCGTATTACAAAGCAGACAAGAGCAGTATTGGCGCAACCAAAGCGCGAGTGGGTGGGGCTGACGGATGATGAGATAAATACTGCATGGGAGAAATGGATTGGAACTGAGCGTGCCAACAAGTCTTACACGTTAGCCATCGAAGCCAAACTGAAGGAGTTGAATCATGAGTGAATACCCATTATCAAAAGAAGATCAAGACAAAGCAGCATCATTGACAAAGAAAATGCTGGCACTTGCAAAAGGACATAGCCCCGCTGTGACTGCGCTGGCTGGCAAGCTGATTATTGATCTTGTAGTGTGGGTGCATGAGTCAGAGAAATTGACGAAGAAAGTGAGTAAAAAATGACTGAGCCATTCAACCCTGACTGGGACGAGAAGGCTGTGCTTGTTGAGGAGATGCAGCGCATGGCTAAAGAGCTTCAAGATAGTTTTAAGCTGGGTTATGACGCTGGCGTGCTGGAAACAAAACTAGACCAAGCTCTGGAACGCAACTTCTGCCCACGTTGCGGCAAGCGTTTACTTGGGCCGCTTGGCCCAGTCAGCCTTCACACTTGCTGTCCACCACAAGGACGAACCTTTGATGACTACGGGAACAAAATAGTATGATTCATTATCATGGTTCACCTATAACGCCAGCGACAGCTGCTGCTAAAGTGCTTGCGGGAAGACATTCGTTTGTGTCTTTTGCTCATCCAGAGCAATTACCAATAGCAATTGAGGTATGTCAATCGTTTGCTTTGGACAACGGGGCATTTTCTGCTTGGATGAGTGGTAAACCAATTACCGATTGGATGCCTTTTTATCAATGGATTGCAAGCCACATGAATAGACCCGGATTTGACTTTTTTGTTATTCCAGATGTGATTGATGGTGATGAATCTGCAAATGATGAGTTAGTCAAACGGTGTCCATTGCCAAAACATATGTCTGCACCTGTATGGCATATGCACGAATCTATGGGAAGACTGCAATGGCTTGCAAGAAATTTTCCAAGGGTTTGCATTGGTTCATCCGGAGAATATGCAGTAGTGGGGAATTCAAATTGGTGGAATCGCATAAATGAAGCATTATCCAAAATCATAGATAAAAATGGATTTCCAATTACTAAACTTCATGGACTTCGTATGTTGAACCCTGATATTTTTACAAGAATACCTTTTCATTCTGCTGATTCCACAAGTGTTGGTCGCAATGTAGGTATTGATTCCGCTTGGAAAGGAACATTTATGCCGCCAGACAAGGATTGGAGGGCTGTTACTCTTGCGGCTCGAATAGAAGCACACAACTCAGCCACCCATTGGACAATTCAACCTCAACAGGAATCTTTATGCCTTTTTTAATCGCACTTTATGCAGCAGCAATCATTTCAGCCAATCTTTTGGTGGCTAAATTTGGCCCAAGCATTACGCCAATAAACGCATTTTTTCTAATTGGTCTTGACCTGGCTTTACGCAATTACTTGTCTTTTAAAATGACAAAGTTTCAGATGGCATCCATGATTATTGGAACTGGGTTGCTATCGTATCTGGTGAATCCCGCCGCAGGAATGATTGCTATAGCATCGGGTGTTGCTTTTACTTTGGCTGCATTAGCGGATTGGGCCACCTTTAACACTGTGCAAGGACAATGGATGCAACGTAATCTTGCTGGAAATTCAGTGGGGGCATTAATTGATTCCATAGTATTTCCAACCATAGCATTTGGTTCTTTAATGCCGTTGATTGTGTTAGCACAATTTGCTGCAAAAGTATTAGGAGGTTCTATGTGGGGATATATGTTGCAACCAAAGGAAATGAAATGACTTGCCCTCCATGCAATCAAAAGTGTGACCAAGGCCGAAACTGCACACACACCATTAACACTGATAAAACGGTAGCAGTAAGCACTGATGTGTACTGGATTCCTATTGGGATGTATACACCTAGAAACGTCAAACTGCAACTCTTGAGTGCTGGCGGTGTTGCATCGTATGGCCCTTATAAGGGTGAACAATTCTGGACACACTGGCAGTCACTGCCCAAAAAGAAATGAAAACACAAACTTACTCGATGTGGGACGCCATGCTTGCCAGTCCAATGGAGCCAATGAGCGAGAAGCAACGCAGACACCAGTTAATTCGGATGTGGAGTGGCTTGGCTGCACTGGAAACGTCAGCAGAGCCAACCCGTGATGATTGGGCGGTGTGCTCCGATGCTGTGAACCTGATGGAGACCCTGATCGAAGGTGGGCGGGTGGACGATAGCAATAACTTATTGTTTGATGCCATTCGCGCATTGGCAGAGGCTGGACAGCGTAGCTTTGCGGGTAAGCCTATTCGTTTAGACGGCGCAGGTATTCAGGCAGTCAGGGCAATCTTGGAAGATTACTCAATGGTGCTTGAGTCGCTACCTGCCAGAACCATGATTCACTGTCACCGATTGACTGAGCAGCGGTTGCAAGGCATTCTGAAAGGCCGTAAACAGGCCCATGATGTAATTGTTTCGTAAAAAAATGTTTTACAGTGTGTTTTTATGTTCTATAATTAATCATCGCAATTAATTAAACAGGACAACACAATGAACAAACGCGCAGTACATCTCACAGTAGGCATGAAAGATGGTTGCAAAACCAGTACCAAACATCTTGGTGCATATATGGGATTGGCTTATCAAGACTTTCAATCAATGCCAGAAGATCGCAAATGTACAAAATGTTTAAACAGCAAATTATTTGCTTTTGTTCATCGTGTAGCGCAACAAAATGCTTAACCCATTCATCTTAA